TCTTAGCTAATTCAAAAGAATTCCTTACTACTTTGATTAAGGCAGGAGCACAGTTTGGAAGTTTTCCAACTACTTTTTCTGCAACATCGTATCTCCAACGATACTCTGCTTCAAAATCAAATAGCGGAAAGATAACATCATATACTGTGAAAAGAAGATTCTTGAAACTTACAGGTTTTGAATCATAAAGTCTCGGTAGCTTCTTGTAGAAATAGGCATCATCAGAACTAAGTACACCAAGACATAAACTCTTTGTATTCTCAGAAGCTTCGATAGCTTTTGATAGTTCAAAACGTAATACGTTATTGGTTAGTTCTCTTTGTTTAAAATCGTAAATCCTTCCAGAAGCAATGTAAATATCAAGTCCTTGGGGTTTAACAACCACCATGTGCTCGGCACCTACTTTGTCTGTGGCGAGGGCATAATTGCTAATACTTTTCAGAGGCTTATGCAGCATCGGCAAAAAGTTTTGCATACTTTTCTGTGGGGACATGTTGTAATAGTGTTAGTAAATATCTTTTTGTTGAACGTGCGCCATAAAAGTGCACCATAGAGGCTACGTCTTTTGGAAATCCTCGGCCTATAAATTTGAATGCAATATTGAATTCTCCTCTATACCTTATAAACATCTTCCTCGCGCCTACCATACCTCCGTGATCTCGGTCATATAGAACGATAAATCTTTTGAATCCGAATTTAGTCTTTAATAACTCCATTGCGGCAGGTGGTATCATAGTATTCTCTGAGGAAGGCGAAATGGCTAAGTAACCCAATGAACGTAAAACAGCGACATCTTTTAGAGATTTAGTTATTATAAGTGTGTCACAATCATTCATCTCTGGAAGTTGTTCCCATCCTTGTACATCATACATAGTACAGTTAGACATCCATTTATTAGACTTGTCTTTCGATAAGGGCCTATACACTTTAATCTTATTAAATATCTTGTAGATATAAATAGGATCTTCAGGTGTGCTAGTCCATATGAGATTCAAATCCAGATAGACTGTTTGTGCAGCCTTTATCTTAAAGAAGTCTCTGAACTCTTGTGTGATTCCAAGGTTATTCCAATAATCCCTATCGGCCTTTGTAAAGTCACGAGGTTCGAATTGCAGTATCTTTTTAGGTATTGCCTTCCTTCCATCGTACTTAATAATTACAGGACTGTTAGGGTTTTTTATTTTACCAGTAATCAGGTCTTTGTATATTTTATAAAAGGCCTCCTGGTAAGTTACTGAATGTAATTGGGCTACAAACTTAAAACAATCTCCCGAATAGGAGGCATCTCCATGATCGAAATAAAAGAGACTGTCTGCTGTTGAGTTGTATCCGATATTAAACGAGGGGCTAGGATCTTTCCTAAATGGGGAATTAATGTTCTTCCCCACCTGGAAAGCAAATCCTAAATAGTACGAGTAAATCTCATACTCTGTTAAATGACGTTTAATAACATCTTTTGCGTTTGACGGCAAATCAAGTAAGTCATTAACGTTATAAATCATTATCCTTTGAAGTATTTATCTTTACCAATGTAAAAGGATTTATCATAGAAGGTTATGAATTCAACCTTAACACGGTTAATACTACCATCAGCGGCTCTTCGTGCTTCCACGATTCCACCACCAACCATTGCCTGTATCTTTTTCTTTCTCATGAATAGTGTTTGATCACAAGTAGTACCCATCTGAATTGCGTGTACTTCACGAGGAAAAGAATAGTCAAGTTTGTGATAGTGACCAGCAAGTATGATTGTAGGTTTCTCACCTCCCTGGTAACTTTCAACTAATTTCTGCATTGTATAAGACAACGCATAAGCTGAACCACCACCGGGATGTAAAACTCTTAACCAACTTTCATGTTTCTGATCAGGTTCACTGAGTAATATATCAGCTTCACCATAACCAAGGTATTCAAGGTCATCTTTACCTAAATCTCTTCTGTGTTTTACAAGGTACTCACCTACGTTAATACCTTCTCGCTGAACATACCATCCTTCATGGTCATCTCCAGCAACAAATTTCGTTACAATACCCTTACGATAAGGATAGTTTTCCGCACAGTACTTTAATTGATTAGTACATCCACGGATGAATATTTCATTCTTGTTGAAATGATGTTCACCATCAATCCAATTTCCTCCATTGTAAACAGTCTGGATTCCTTCATCTGCGAATATATCATAAAGAAGATTATTAACGTCTTCTCTACTGTTATTATTGCACATGTGATTATCTGATGAAAATCCAAATTTAAGAACATCTCCTTGCCACATACGTGGATCAAATGGATGTGTTGTTAACCCAACATTCATATCCGTACCTAAGGCAACCATTGTACTATTGTCTTCGAGTATGTTATAATGATTGTCTTTCATAGAAAGCAACATCTTGTTTACCATCTTAGGAGTTACATCAAAATGTTCCGCAATCTCCAACATTGAATGAGAATCGCGTTTAATAAATCGTTTTAATGTTTCTTCTGTTAAAACTTTCTTTTTTGCCATATTGATTTGGTTATTGATTTAGTGAAAATTAAAAGGGCCCCTTTTTGAGAGGCCCTGAAATATATAATTGTTAGAAAGGTAAGTCGTCTTCAGTTTTAGTTGAAGGAACTTTACTGTCTATTTCAATGATTTCATTTTTAACTTCGTCAGCACCTTCAAGGTGTGTTGGTGCAGACTTTGCCATTTTGTCTTTGGCTAAGATTTTAATCTTTGATAGTTCTTTTGGAACACTCATCAATTCAATCCAATCATAGTTTGTATATGAAGGGAGAGCTGTGAAGTTACGTTTATCGTAAATTACTTTAATACGTACCTTTACACCTTTGTAAGAGTCACCTAATGCTTTAATAGTATTGAGTGCAAATTCTTCAAAGGAATTACCTTTAACCATCCTAAATTTCTCTTCGGATATAAAGGTGGTAACGATCTCGTTGATTCGTTTAATTTGACCAGTCACAAGACTAAGATATATCTTAGACTCTTTCTCGGTCATGTCATTAAGGTCTTTCTTGAGAGTGACCTTCCACTCAGTGTGTGAGAGTTTCTCTTTCAACTCATTCTCGAAATAGAAAGCGAAGAATTCGTTTCCTTTTTCTGTTTTCTTGTATTCGACGGAGACGATCTCACTATTCTCGTGAATTCCCACTCCCATGTACCGATTACTAATATCTTTCTTTTGTAAATCGGGGGTTACGCTATATAACATATTGTAAATTTATTAGTTGTTAGTTGCAGTTTCACTTTCTTCGTATGCACGTACTGTTTTCAGAACGACACTAAGGTCATTCGGAATTCTCAGTTCGTCAAACATACCCTCAGGGGACTTACAACTATTCTTTCCATTATTTTGTGTTAGAAAATAGTAGCTTGGTTTACTGTCTTTTACTTCCACTTCCGTGTAAAGTACAGTAGTAAACATGCTATCAACTTTTATTTTATCTTTTAAAAGTTTCCCACCTGGTACCATAAATGATACTCTTAATACTCCTTCCGCATCGTAATTTTCTTCGACATGTGCTAAGACAACAACTGTTAAATCATCACGTAAGCCATCAATCATCTTTATGATAGTATATGTATCAGAAGCAAAGTCATTAAACTTATCAAATCCTTTCTCTCCCATACGTTTCATCAATTCTGAAATCATAGTGGCAGTGATAGTATCGATAATAATGACCTTAGTTTCTAATTTCGTTTCCGAAATAGCTTTCAATAAGGTTTTGACAACTTGGGGAGATGTGGTTCTATAGAAGTTGGTTTTCGCCAAATCTATTTTGCCATTTTCGCCATAAACTGTTTTGTAATTATTCTTCCATCCTCTAAAAGGCAATGCCTTTTCATCAGGACATATAATAAAAGTTGAAGTAGGGTCCAAGCTTCTTGCAGATGAGGTTTTTCCTGTACCAGGATGTCCCATAATCAGAATCTTATTTGCCATATTCAACTTGAGTATTTAGATTTAAAAATAAAGGGTGCGGATAAATCCGCTCCCCTTTAAATGCTGTTTTACTTACAGTGATTAGTAAGTAAGAATTCTTATCTCGAGAGTCTGTGTAGCAAACGGGCAAACCGGCATAACCTTTACAGGTATCTGGATTACGCGAGTGTTCTTCTCATAAGAATGAACGATACCATCAACAACACAGAAATTCGCGTGATAGCGAGTGTTGATAGATTCACGGTATGCTTTGGCCTTCTTAGCTGCAGCGAATGCATTAAGAGCCCTGTCAATTTTATCCCAATCTTCGACGATATTGAGAACCGGCTGGAATTTCTTGTCTGTGAAGTACTCGTCACGTCTGATCCAGTTCATGTCGAACTTAGTTGACGAACCGAAACTTACAAGACCACCTTTTGGACATTCACGAATGTCACCACCTTTTACGAGGTTTGTACCATCACCACTAACGGTTAGGCCAAGATCCTGAGCCTTACGAACAAGTTCGCGAAGGTAAGGAGTTTTCTCGTTTACATGAACAAAAAATTGACCCTTATTGTTCAGAAGGGGTTTTTCAGCAGGTGCAAGATTCACAAGTCTGAACTGAGGAATAGAAGCTACTCTTTCGAAATTGATTCTGTTTGCGTAAGTATACATAAAGCCTAAATTAAAATTAATAAAAAAATTGATTAAAAAAGTTGGAGAATATTGGAATTCGACGTATTTGGATCGTGTTCTTCTAGTCTATTATATTTAAGATGATTGACAAAGGTCAAGACCTTTAGATCACCTTCCCTGTTCTTAAGAAAATGCATGTAGACGAGGTTGGCGACAGGCCAAGATGCCGGACCATACGTTTTGAGAAGCAAAAGCTCAGGTCTATGCAAGACAACAACATAATCAGAAGCCTGAAAGACACTTTCTCCACCGAAGATGTCTTTACGAGTTGGAAAATGCATGCTAGGATTATTCAGCCTTTCTGTACTTTCTATGTCTCTGTTTAGTTGACTCAATTGAACGATCGTATTTCTGTTAAACTTTTTTATCTCCATGAACATATATTGAAGATTGGCTAAAATTTCACGTTCCTTTTCCGACTGCCTTCCTTTGGTAAGTAAGGTATGGTCAAGGAGTATAATTAACCATTTGTTCTTTACAAAATCCAACTTAGAAAATTCCAAGATTGTTTCTCGTATTTCATCTACCGTTCCAGGTAGGTCAATGTAATAAATAGGAAGCTTTCTGAATTTGTCAGCTTCTTGTTCTATACGCTGAAGGTCATTATCAGACAATCCCTCCTGCGATAGGCCACTATAAAGTTGTTGAGTTGTCTTATTCATCTTAGCTGAAATCTTACGACCAACCTGACGGCTGGATAACATTTCAAAGTTAAATGACAAGATAACAAATTCTTCATGTGGATTGCATGTAAATAGGTCGGTCTCTAAACTATTAAGAAAAGAAGACTTACCACTTCCGGAAACGCCCGCAAACGTATAAATTGCGTTTGGTTCGATTCCACCCATGCAAAGATTATTAAATTTCTCCCACTTGGTTTTTAGTGATTTTACCGTACCTAAGTGACGATTCTTTATATACGATATGATGTCATCAGCGGCTTGCGAGATGTGTATATATGATAGCATATTATTCGAGTTTTAGTCCATAACCAAGTGTACTGTAATAATCTGCTTGATCAATTACACTCACTTC